TATTATCAGCGGCGTTTACATGGGCAAAGGATTATACTCATCTTATCGGTCTTGCGGCTGATATTCGTTTCGGTGGGCGTGTTCGTATAGGTCATGCCGGAACAGCTCTTGCAACAATGTTTACAGTTTCAGCAAGCGGATGTATGTTTAAGAATATACATTTTCAGCATGGCCAGGCAAGTGCAACAAATCTTGTATGCGTTTATGTAACTGGACTTAGAAATCTTTTTGAAGGTTGCCACTTTGAATCTTCACTCGACACGGTAGCGTCAGGCGGTTCGTATGCATGGAGAGCAGTAAAACTTGGTGCGGCGGCTCAAGCTAACGGATTTAAGTCATGTACTTTTGGAACATGGACAACTGTATGGGCAAGTGCGGCTGGCGCACTAATGGAATTTGTTTCTGATAACGGAGACACTTACGTCGAGGATTGTCTTTTTGTGATTAACACATCTTCAACAAGCATGAAGCCGATTACATTTACCGACGCAATCTCTGGTGGTTATAGCTATGTTGTTTTTGACAGATGTAACTTTGTATCAACAAACGCAAAGCCAGCGGTAATATTTACAGTGCCGTCTAATGGTTGGATATTCTTAAATAAATCTAATGCGTTTAACGTGACTGCATGGAGTACAACTAATGCTAAACTCATTGAGGCTAACGGTGCGGCGAACGCTTCCGGTACCGGTCTCGGCGTAGCACAGGCATAAGGAGAATTGTTGAATGAAAAAATGTAAGAAAGAATTATGTGATTTTTTTGACGAGGATATACAAGGTTGCGAACGTCCGGAAGAGTTTAAAATCTGTGTTGAATCGGTTGAAAAAGTTGAAGTAAAAAAAGATGTAGTTTCGGATGTAGTAGTTGACGATATAGTTTCAGATTCAGACGACGAGTAAAGAGTAACCGTTTTAAATTTCTGTCAGGGTTATTGACTGACAGTTATTTAAGATTGTTACAAGGGAGATAAATAAAAATGAATATATTCGGATTTACAAAAAATAGCAAGCCCACTCCGTTACTTTGTGATGACAGCGGTCTTTTAATTTCAAAGCCGTATCAAATAGAAATTGCCGAAGCTGGAATAACTAACCATGTGCCATTCAGCAAAATAGGATACTTACCGTCACTTTCTGCAAATGCAAATACCGATGTATGGAGTTATTCAGCAACACAAGCTACATATCTTTTCCCGACAGTAGCAATGGGCATGGAAGTTACAAGCTCTGATAATACGGTTGACATAGGAACATCAATAAAATCAGGAACGACAACCGGCGGAAGCTTGACAACAATAGAAGATTCAGGTGCTAACTTTACAGCGTCTACAGCCGTTGCAGTGGGTGATTGTGTTGTACTTGATAAGTCGGGAACATCTCCGGAATATGGATTTGTTACGGCAGTTACAAGCGCAACAAAACTAACTCTATCCGGTGGATTTAGTGCGGGCGGAATATGTACCGCTGGACGTGCTTATGCTATAATTGACGAAAGCGCAAGGGCCGGAGCGCAGGCGGTTGAAATAAATTATCTTGACGGTAGTTATGCAGAGAAAAAAGAAATTGTACTTCTTAATGGTACTGGCGTTGTTGCAACTGTTAATCTTGATATGTTTAGAATAAACTCATTTAGAGTAATCGCCGCTGGTGCGAACAAAATACCAACTGGAAATTTATTCTTACGACATATTGATAATACACCAGTTTATAGTTTTATCACAGCCGGTTTTAACCGTGCAAGAAATGCAATGTACACAGTGCCCGCAGGTAAAACATTATATGTAACGAGTATTGCCGCTGGTTATGCGACAACCGGAAATGCAAATAAAGAATATGCACGAATTACGACAAGAGCAAACATTGACCCGACGACTAAATTTAAAACGGATGGAATTTTTTATCCTTTTACTGATGTCCTTGTACAAAACGTGACAGTACCCGTAACTTTGGAAATGCCGACAAAACTCCCTGCAAAAACAGATATTAAAGTCTCTGCCATCGCATCGGCTACAGGTGTTATTGTTTCGACACTCCGGGGTTGGCTAGAGGTCGAATAAATGATTTATGCTTATGAAGTCATAGAATTTTTACAGGGCTATTGCCTTGATACATTATCGGCAACGTCAAGCGAAACTGTAACAGCGGAAGCGACCGACAACGAAATTATAATCGGCGGCGGTTATTCGTATTCAACAGGTGACATTATAAAATTTACCGGAACTGATTTGCCCGTCCCTCTTGTATCGACTGTTTATTATTATGCGATTGCGGTTTCTTCTACACGGATAAAAATTGCTACTTCATTTGCCAACGCTCAACTTGGAACTTATATTGATTTAACCGATGCCGGAAGTGGAACTATAACACTTTCTAAATATGATTATGTAATTCTTACATCTTCATGGATTCAAAAAAGACTTGATAGTTTCGTAGTGCCTTATGTTGAGAGAATTACTCGTCAATCGTTTTCAGGTATTGATACCGTGACAGAATATTATTCCGGTAACGGAAAAAACATAATGATACTGAATAGAAAGCCCGTTGTTGCAGTTACTGAAATCCGTTATGTACTCGGTAGTAATAATATATCAATCTTGAATCTTGGCAACATTGAAGTTGTACAAAGTGAGGGCATACTAAAGGCGAAACGGAATTATGAAGAAAGTTTCTATCTCCCTGTTTTTGCTAAGGGGGACTATAATATCAAAGTTACTTATACTTATGGCTATACAACTTGCCCTGATGATGTAAAAGAAGCAATTATATATTTGGCGGCATGGCAAGTGCTTAATCATATCGGTGCACGAACTGGAGGCGGTTCAATTACAATGCAGTCATATGGTCGTCAATTTGGAGATCGTGGAAAATACACAGATATAATGTTGAGTCTATCGCAGATGGGTCATGCTTTATTGTCTCCATATATGACAAGCGTTATAGGTAATTAACATGGGACTATGTACGACACTCGAACAATGCAACGCTTTACAAGATGTTTACGAGACCGCTTTACAGTACGGCGATATCGTTTCAGTTTATATTCGTAATGAATCCGATATAGTCAGAGATTTATACGATGATTATAAAAGCGGAAACATTGAACCAGCAGTAACACACATTGATATGCCAGCGTTTCCGATACAATTTCAACCAACACAAAGACAGCTTGAAAAAGCAGGTATAAAAGAAAAATGCGAGTGCCTGATTTATACACCATTAAGAGCATGGACATTAAACAGTTTAGAATTTGATGACATTGATATGACACGCTCGACAGTAGATTATCAGGGTAAAAAATATGTCATAAAAGAAAAAGCACAAGCAAGTCAATTCACAAGCGTGTTTTTATATATCACTTTAGGGTTGAATCTGAAATGACAGTCAAGGCGGAATTTAGTTCATCTTATAAAGCAAAGATGGCAAGGATTAAAAGACTGCCTGAACTTGCTGAATCTGTAATGATGGGTAAATTAAAACGTGACGCGACAAATTTAATCGAAGAGTTTCAAAAAGGAATTAAACAGAATAATTTCGGATTACAGAAATTACAGAAAGCGACAATCGACGGCAAGTTAAAAATGAAATATGACAAGCCCGAAACTCCGCTTTATGGACTTGGCGATCGTTCGGAAAAGTCATATATAAACATGATGAGAATCCGTAAAATAAAAAACGGATATAAAGTTTACCCATCGTGGGCAAAGCATCACAAATCACAATTGGCGTTAAGGGATTTATTTATTGTACATGAATACGGTACTACTATTTCAATGCCGAATGGTTCAATAGTTAGAATACCTCCCCGCCCTGCAATGTTCAAGGCATATCAGAGAATGATGATTAAACAACGTAGAGACAAGAGAGAAACATCGCAAGAGGTCAAAACAGCGATGACAGAATATATAAATACAGGTAAAAAAATACTGATTGACAAGATAGAAAAACGTGATTTAATGGGCCATAAGGATTATGAAAAAAACGATTGACTCATGTACATCTTTAGCGGGATACACTTCAAACGGAACGATTACCGCTTACAGTTTGAATCTTAATTCTGATTACATCGCCGATAATCAAGCAAGTTCAACTATCTTTAAAATCCCAGCCGGAAACTTAAACAAATATATAACTAAAACTATAACCGTAGACGTAACCGGATATGAAGAAATTGTTTTCTGGGTATGGTCAAGAAATTTATCGGCAAGTGATTTTGATATGCCGTCTGATTATTATTATCAAATAGACTTTGGCGGTACTGCCTATTATGTCCCGACTAAAAGCCCTATGACTATGGTAGTACTATCTTGTACCGGAATGTCAGCACTAACAAGAGTACGAATAACAGCACTACATAATGTCGAAGATTACTTGCTTGTATCGTCTATCTGTGCAGTTAAAGAACAGAATCCATATGATGCTTACATCGGATTAAAAACTACTCTTGAAACTGAAATTGTTTCTAAATATGGAAACGGTTATCAGCTCGGCACGGTTACCGCAACCACGGGCGATAAATCAATAAATATAACCGGCTCAAAATATTTTCTTGAGCGATATGCTGTTATAAAAATCAGTGACGGTGTAAATTATGAAACTCACCAGATAGAAAAGAATGACGAGACTAATTTTTATTTTAATTCTTTATACGACGGCAAGACTATAAAACACGATTATACAAATGCAAATATATATTTGCAGTTCCCGGTTGAGTTTGGACAAGACACGATTGAAATAAGATTGCCGTCAATTACGATAAACGGAATTACTCCGGAACTTATAAGACGTGGTTCAGCGTTGGAAGATGTTTATGATTCTCATGTTGTCAGTGACGGGGATATTACTGTAAGAAGAGAAGGTGCGATTTTCAAATATCATTTCCTTTTAGATTGTGAAGCTCGACACGATGAAACACTTGCTATGCTTTCAGAAATTACAAGAAAGTTTTTAGCTAAAGAAACTCTATGGATAAACAACAAAAAATATAGAATGGTATGGGAAGGCAGTCCGACGGAAATTATGCCGACTGAAGCTTTTGACATAGTACCAAAAATTCAATATATGTTTTCAATGGAAATGATAGAAGGGTTATATGCCCGTCAATCATTGACTAAAGTAACGACTGATAATTTAACAGTGACAGCAAGCTAGAAGGAGAAAATAAATGGCTAAAGATAGTAGCGTAATAATTGAAGAGGGCGAAATGACAGTATCTATAAAGCCAACTTCGGGAGAAAAAAAATATCAAGTACAATTCAGAGAGAATCGAAGTTTTGAATTACACATAGGCAGAAACATGTATTGCTTTAATGCTTATGGAACTTTGACACTTGATGAAAAAGAAATAAATCATCCGGACTTTATACAGCAAGCCGGTAGCTTTAATATTAAGGAGATATAAACATGCGTACACTCGGAGTATCGGGAGAAAATCTCCCTAGTAAAAAAAGTTTAGTCGTCGAGGCTTCTGACTTTCTAATCGGCGGACTTATCGGCAAATTTGAACGGTCTTACAAGACAGCGTTCGGCGTTCAGAATATGAAACAATTTCAGGAAATATTCGGAATAAATTATTCAAGCTCCTGTTATGGTTATGACAGCGTCAATCTATTTTTTCAGAATGTTGTCGGAACTGATGCAAAACTATATGTTAAGTCTCATGTAGGAAATACCGGAACTGCATACGATGCAGTACAAGCAACGGCGGCAATTGTAGACACATTTCCGTCAACTCCCGAAACTACTTTTACAATCGGGGCGGCTTATCAGAATACAGCAGAATACGGAGTACATGGTAATCGAATCGGTTATAAGATTACAGGTGGGGCAAGGTTTACAACTGCATGTAACGGCGCACCTTCGACTGGGGATGCGTTTGTTGCGTTGAATAGCGTTGCCGGAATTAAAGTAGGCGACTTGTTAAAATTTACTCATTCAACAACTTATGTATATCATAAAGTTTTAACAGTAGATGAGTCAACTGGAAAAGTAACATTTACTGGAACTTTTGGAGATGCAACTTTTGTTGACGGCGATAAATGCGAAGTATGGGGAATCAAAGTACAGATATTTGAAAAGTCATTGACTGGAATTGAAAAAGAAGTTGAAACAGAAATCGGAAAAATATATTGTACTCTTGAAAGCGAAGTATCTGATTTTTACATTGACAATGTTTTTGCAAATCACAGATATGCTCAGATTACATCCGGAACACATACCGGAACGCATACACTACTCACAAAATACCCTGCTGATGTTTCGACCGTAACATATTTAACAGCAGGCGCGGCCGGTACTGCTCCGACAACTCTAGTAATGTGGCAATATGGTAATGAAACTGCATTCGATAATCTGCCGGTTAGATTTATAACAAATTGCGAAACTACACTTGCAACAGTTCATAAGAGTTTAGAGACTTACGCTCAAGGCAGATGGGACAACCCTAAAATCATAGTCAATGTGGCAAGCAATCAGACACTAGCACAGCTACAGTCAATCGGTCAATCGTACCAGCGGTCAGACAGAGTTCTATCAATTGCGGTTGCTCACTGGCTATATATAACTGACCCGTTCGCAACAAGTGACACAGCTCCGGCAAGGGCAGTCCCGTCATGCGGTGCAGTCATGGGTGCATGGATAAGAACAATCGGAACTCTGGGAATCCATTATATTCCGGTTAAGCAAACTTCTATATTCGGTGCGGTCGGTGTTTATGGTACTCAATTCACATCTGATCAAGATAGGACAACGCTTGCCACTGCCGGAATGAACTGTATCGAATTTCTACAGGGATATGGCTATGTAATAAGAAATCTATTTACAGGTTCAACTACAACAGAGTTTAAATTTGCAAATGGTATTCTCATGGGAGACTTCTTTAAAGTTTCTGGAGTTGACAGCCTGAACAGTTCAGAGAATACCCCGAACGCATTCAACAGAATACTTGAAAACAAAATGGCGATGATTACATTCTTGCGTAGACTTTGGGATCAGGGTTCAACTGGTAGCGTGCCAAAAGGTGAAACTTTTGGAATCGGTATAAATACAGACGGAAGTCCTACACGATTTGAAGATCATGTAGAAGTCATTGCCGATATAGTAAATAATCCGAATGATAAAGTAGCACTGGGAGAAAGAAACATTGACGTTTATTATACATATCCTGCTCCTGCCGGTTCAATCCGTGTCAGAGTTGGAATCATGTTGAGATAAGGAGAATATAAAATGCAACAATCATATGATATGGCTGAAAAAGTAAGAGTATACATCGACGGGGATGAACTCCCCGGCCTTGTAAACTTTGCAGAATTGACAATGGAAATAAGTCAAATAGAAGTTCCTGAATTTGAAATTACCCGTCTTATAGATTCAGGAGTCAGAAAAATTCCTGCTATTGAATTGACTTACAAAATAGCTCGCGAAAGTAAAACTCTGAAATATTTACAAGACTGGTTTTTTAATAAAGAGACTCATGATTTATCTAAAGTGCGAGTCGATGCGGGCGGTGTAGAATTTGGCAGAACGCTTTTCCCATCTTGCAGATGTGTACAATACAATGAACCGGCTTATGATGCCGCCTCTCCGACTTATGCACAGATGAAAATCAAGCTTGCTCCGTGGGATATTTATCCCGTACAGTCTTAAAATAAAAAGATAAGAGGATAATGGATGGAGATAAAACTACCGATTCCGATTTATTTCAACAATGAAGTTTTCAGCGATTCGATAGAGATTAAAAAACCGAATGCCGGATGTATTGCCGATACAAAAAAGATTGCAGATACCGGAGACCAATACGGTGCGATAGCGTTTTTTATTGCTTCATGTATTGAGGGAATTATAACCAAAAACGACCTTGTAACCGATAAGGGTATAATCAAAAATGCAGTCAGGAATATGTCATATCGGTCGGCTGAATATGTCTTTACTCAAATAATGTTGTTGCGGCATAGCGACGATGGAGTTGAAGGGGTTTACTACTGTCCTCGATGTAAGACTCAAATTGTTTGCGAAGCTCGAAAAGAGAACGGAGAAATTGTCCACGATACAAGAGACTTTATAAAACAATTACAGACTACATTTGCCGATGGACTTGTAAATATTTCGTATTCATTTGCTGAACCGATTGAAATTAAATCGACAGACGGCAGAGTTTTAGAAACAATAGAAAGCTTTGTAATGAGACATCCAACTCTAGCCGATGCAATCACAGCAACAAGGAAAGTAGACAAGAATGATGAGTTAAGACAACAGTTTCAAATTTATGTTGAATCACTTGTGGAAGTAAACGGGCAAGACGTAGATAACAAATGGAAAAACAATTATGGATTGTTAATGTTTGAACGTGCCGACATCGACACTGATATTGTAGAAATTTCCAGAGAAGTAAATAAATACGGAATGGACAAGCGAGTAGAAAAGCACTGCCCGAAATGTGAAAAGGTATGGAGGCAAATAATAAATACCTCAAATTTTTTCGATTTAGAAGTCCCGCATATGTAAGTGG